TACTGACTTATGAACATCATATTTTTCCAACCAGTTAACAACACGTTCATCAAATGTTGTATATACTGCAGGGACGGGTAAATTCACTTTTTCACAAACTTGTCTCATTTGACTAGCGCGTAATTCATAAACTTCCCGTCCATGGGCAAACCATTCGTGCATGGCAGCCTCCAAGCAACTTACAGCAACGGTTTCTGGAAGTGTTTTCTTTGACTTCAAATTGCAGTGCAATGATTTGAAAATAGACATTTCGTCCAAACATCCAATTGATCTGCCTATTTCTGGAATATAACATGATTTCCTTTTAAGAAAATCAGCATCATCATCATCCATAAAAGCAATTGCATCATCGGACTTATTAGGAAGAGTAATCTTCATATCATGCAAAACCAGGAAGTCGCGGAAAGAAAAGAAATTAAAATTTCTGTAATCAGGGTGAACACTTCCTTTGAAATCATCGCCATATGTCATTGCTGCCACATGCGATCGAAAGTTGTGAGCATTAGGATATTCATTGAAGAAACCCATGCGAACATACAATGAACCAGCAACACTATTAATGTTGACAGTAATATTATTACCAGATGTGTTCATATTGTATGCCATGATTAATGTGCCGTTATAATCTATCAAGGGATGGACCAAATCAGCAACCATGTTCCGCATTATTCGCAATGAATAATCGTCATACCCACCAACTTCGGCAAGTTCAATGAAGGACAACAAAACGGCTCTTGTCATTTGGGAATTCATTCGAACATCATATTTCGAATAATCCCACGCAATCACTTTCTTGTCCTCCGCAAACTTGTTCGCATGTGCCATCAATTCTTCCCATTCATCCGAAAAAGCATTTACTCCAACTGCGCTTTCGGACAATGTGGGATGAAGAGACAAGAAGCGTGCTACAGGTAAGAAATACTTCCGAATATATAACCCGAAAGCAACTGCAACCGCCTGAAACACTCTAACCTTTTCCTTATTTCTAGGAGTAGGCTCATCTTTCAATGTCGCTGTTGTGATGGG